GGCGACCAGCTCTTCGCTGCCATGCCGTTGCTCTCCACTCAGTATCGACTCGCGAATATCCTCCATCATCTCGTGTATAGTGCGTATGCCCAACGTCGCCTCCACGACCGCTAGCAGATCGGCAGCGCCCTCGCAGAAATCGCACCCGCCTCCCTCGACGTTCTCTTTTATCTTTTCTAGTCTGCTCATAGTAACGCCCCCCTTATTACGAGATCCGTACTCGATAAACTATCTGGTACTGCCAATCCAGTAGCGTGACACTCGGCTATCTTCAATCCGAAGCAGTGCAATTTCTGCCCACTTGGTGTGTTAATGGATGTTTCTTCCACTACATATAGGGCGTCTCCCTTCGTTCTCTCTACAAGCTGGGCACGCATGGCCAGTATGTCCAGAGACGACTTTCCTCTGTACCTCTGATCTTTCTGCCACCAGTGCAAGGCAGACGATAGGTGTATCCATAGGATATTGGTTGGCTTACTGTAGAAGTATAGAAAGTCTACACGGACGTTCTCCTTATTGGCTATGTGAGATACGAGGTCCTCGACGAAGTTGTCTACAAGAGTTCTGGACGTCCCATCAGACAACCTCAGGAGGACATTGTCCAACGACGACTCAAAAATACTCCCATCCTCACTAAACTTATGCCCTCCCCAAGCCGCTATGTGATCGTTATACAGGGTAAGTCCCATACCTACTACAGCCAGGTTCTTTCTTACCCTGTCTGGCAGCTTATCGGGGTAGTCAACATGTGTCTTCTCTAGTGCAACACTGAATCTTCTCGCCACACTAGATATGGTTTCTCCTAGCGTTCTTTGTATGTACCTTCCCCCAAAGTCAGACAGCTGTAGGTTGACGAGCTCTCCGAACGCTATGCTATAGCTCGTGCCCTGAGCAACGTCCTCTGGATGCAGGTTCACAGCGATAGATCGTTGCTTCAGGGCAGCATCGTCAAACGCGTCCTCCCCATCTACAACCACAGGGGCGTCTAGCATGTAGGTTTCAGTCGTTTGATCCGCGTGTCCTCGGGAGTCCATCCCTGTGTCATAGAGCATACGGAGAAGAAGGAAGAAGTCGTTACCCTTCCCATCCGTAGTCGCTTCGCGAAACTCTCCAAAGACCGCAGGAACAGAATTCGTACTCGAGAGAATGGTGCGAAGGACAAACTTGGTAGTGTTAGCTGTCTGCGTCTTTGGGGCAGACAGCCCGAGGAGAGGCAGAAAGACATTAACGACAGAGGCTGTCTTTCCGCTTCCCATTGTGCCAAAGATATTTAGGAGTGGGAACCGTATACCAGATGCTTGAAGTAGCGTCTTTACAGGCGTCGCGAAGAACCACCCGATGAGTGGTGCCAAGGCCGAGGGCTGGTTGATTCTTCTTAGTTTGTCTGACACCTCTCGTACAAGATCCGCATACTCTTCATCCGGTGGGAAGGAGTATGAAAGAGACGGCACTGTGTCTATCGCTCGCCTACCTGCGGGTCCTCGTCCTACATACACATATGGAGCGTCTTCTGGCGGATATGATGTCTCCGCGTCTAGGGTCTCCGTCTTTGTTACCCAGTACTTGTCATGGCGACCGATGACATTCGTAGAAAACGCTGCGGGCATCCCCCGCTCAGATAGGACGGACATGAGATAGATTAGAAGCTGCTTTGTCTGGTAGTCATTGCCGGTCCACTGCCAGAACATCTTTGTTAGCTTTCGAAGAAGCGCCTGCGCGGAGCTAAAACAGCTCCTGGGGAACACCACCTCCGTCCACGTGCGTCCGGCTGCGCGGACATTACCAATAAACACATCCTCCCCTGTGCCATCGACGTTTTGCAGTAATCTCTCTGGATCGAACACAAACGTAGAGACCTGCTGCTTTCCTTTCTGTGTAGAAAATAGCCAGCAATCCTCATACTCTACGAACTGATGTGGGCCGCCAGAAAAGGACCCTTTGGCAGTCTCTAGGTCATGCTTTAAGAGCCTAAAGTCGTCCTCTCTCCATCGATCGCCTATGGGCTTCTGTTCCGCTATCGTATGGATACATTCAGGAGAGACACCGACTGCCAGAAGCTCTCGTATGGCCTTCCAGTCCCTCTCGCTACGAGATAAGGAGCCGTCTATGGAACCTGTAGCGATTGCTCGAAGAGTGTCTGTGCCTAGCTTTATAAGGGCTAGGAGGTCTTTTGGTGAGTACTCTCGATCAGGAGAGGATACCTTAACCTCTACAAGAACGACAGCCTCTGGGTCCTTCCAATTGCTCGTCCCAGGTATCCGGAACACGTGTCCAGGGTCATGTACCGGATCTGAGCCAATGATCTTTTGTATTCCCCTACCTATTTCCTGCGCATACTTCCCTTGTACTGACTCCTTGAGCATCCAGTACACATGGTATCCGTGTCCTGACATGACAATGAATGTCGGATGCACAGGGAAGTACGATACAGCTCCCGCTGCCTTGTTTGGGTTGTCATCGTACTCCTTAAAGTCGACATCTGCCCATACGCATACGCAGCGAGAGACCTCATCAAACTTCCCACGAGCTCTTGGAGAAGGGCTAAAGTATAGGTCAGACGTTGGTCTGGACTTTGCATACTCATGTACTTCGGCAGGGGAATCAAAGAGTTTCCTCTCGTGCGGATCCTTGCACCACACGTAGATCTGCTCGTCGGGGCTGAGCGACTGGAATATCGTTTCCAGTAGCATATGTCCCCCTGTGATAGAATGGGGCACCCATCATCGGGTGCCCCCAGTTACGCTTGACGAGCAGTTAGCGCGACCCGAAGATGGCTCCTACTTCTCCTTCAACCTCATCACGGGCAGCATCGGACACGCCAGAAGATGGTCCTTCTGCTTCAGATACGGGGATGTCTCTGTCTACGCTTGTATTGAACACTGTCTGGCCGTCTTTCTTGTAGCTATTGGCAACGACGACAACACAGACTTCGAGGCCAACGATCTCAGCTGTATCGATCTGCATTGGACCCTTCAGATCGTCCTCATCCCACTCCCCTGTGGCAAGAAGAAGACGCTTGAAGCTGAACAGAGCATTTGACTGAAGGGACAGCGAGCGAAACGCCTTGCGGCCCTCAAACCCTTGGTGTGTAATCTCGTATACAACGTCGAGCTTGGGGTTTCCCGTCTTGGACGTGCCCTCTTTCAGCTCCACGATCCTAGCCGAATACGAACCAACAGGAAGCGGCTGCGGGGTGGTTTCGACGCCGGTGAAATCTGCTCCGATAATAGGCATTACTTGATCTCCTTAGCTTTCTATCTGCTTGTTGGTGGTGGTGATGTTCTCTTGCGTTGGGTCCGAGTGCCCATCTTGAAACGATCCTGGCGTGTGTGTGTAGACGAGGTCGTAGATCTTTCTCATGGTAGGGTCTTCAAGTACGGCTCCTAGTTTTGACGATCTGTCTTTGGCCCTGACATGACTGAATGGCTGCACCTGCAGCCGCCTTTCTTCTTTCGATACTTCACCTCCCTTTGATGCGCGAAGCTCCGCCGTTAAGTGTCCGACGATGTGGAAGTATCTCGGCACTCTGTAGGATAGCTTGCCTACAACGTCCGGGGATACATGGAGAACTCCGCTGGCTTCATCCGCTACCATGGCTTGCCCAGCTGTCGTAAGAAAGTGTGTTCGAGCTTGCCTCCTCACGTCTCGTAGAAAGTTTAGCATGATCACGGATGCGGCACCGTAGTCTTGTAGCTGAGGCATTTGATTACTTGCTCGACCACTCTGTTTCATGACCGTAGCCATAATCATGGCATGATACTCCGTGAGGCCGTCCAGTATGACTGTGCGATATCTCGACGGCTTGAACATGGCATCCAAGAACGCCCGTATGTCAGTAGCATCGTTGACTTCGTACACGGTAACATCATCCCAGTGTTCAAGAATCACATCTTTACATGTATCTGACCCTCCATCTATGTCAGCGAAGAAGATTGGACGGAGCTCTGGAACTTCTAGAGCATGCCCACATAGGAAGGTCTTTCCAGACCCTGTAGGACCGTAGAACAGACAGCGCAGCTTGCTTTTTAGGATGTCCTCTTTAGTCAGAAGCGGCATCTGCGTCCTCTCCCACGTACTCTTTCCTTTCCATATAGTCCACTTTGGCGATCGGTTGCCATCTCATGCCGTTCCGTATTCGTTCACACAGAGTGCCGAAGCTGCACCAGGAACAGTTCTTCGCCACGGAGGGTGTGATCATTGGGTTCCCGAGCATGTGCGTCCCCACGGACTCGAGAGTTCTCTCCCACCAAGCGAGCATGCCATCCGTGGGAACGACAGGGATTCTCACATTGTACTTGTTTTCTCCTAGCTTGCCTATGAACTCTGCATAGTCTTTTCGATCGAAACCCAGCCGCACGATCTCCTGCTCAACCAGCTCGCGGGTTGTGGCTTGGCGGACGTTCTGCGATATCGCACCGGACTTGAGGATGCTCGGACTCTTCACCTCCGTCTTCACGAGGATGTTGAACATGACCCCAGAGATCGGCACGTCGAACACCTTCCGTGCTGCCCACATGTACGCGCTGGCTTGCAGAGAGAACAAGAGTTCTCTGTACTCAGGCACCCTGCCTAGCGTTTTATGATCCAGCACCCAATAGCATCCATCCTTGTCCTTGATGAGCATGTCCAAGACACCTACAAAATCGAAGTGATGCACAGGGACGACCATCTTGTGCTCGACCGCGATCACTTCGAAGTCGTCGTTCTCGGGTGCCCAGCGCTCATACTGCTCGAGCATGTTTCGCCCTAGCGCATTGTATTGCAGGACGCTCTCGGGCATCTCTCCAAGGAGGGAGTTCTCTACATCATAGAGAGCTTGATCCCATACGGCGTCGTAGGCTGCTTGGATATGAGGGATGCCCATAGACACACACTCTTCGGCGGTGTGCTTCTGTCGCAGGTAGTATGCAGCCAGCGCTTCGTGGATAGCTGACCCAAGCAGTAGGTGCTTGTTAGGTATGACTGGTTGAAGGTTATATCCACGAGAGGAAGAGAACTTCCATGCCTGTCTGCACTTCAGGAACTCCTGCATGGCTGAAACGGAAACGTGAGGACGTTCGATATCCTCTGGCGTTCGTCCATATCTCACGCCGAAAGTCCAGTTCCTCTCTTCTGGCGTATGCCCTGGCTCACCAATATAGTCACCTTGAATCGGCGCGTGTCTAAGCGTCACGTCGGTGACTTGAATCAGCTCACCATCGACCATCATGGCCTCGTTTGGATCGATACTCATGCGGGTACCTCTGTAGCAGCGAATGCCAGCTCTGACAGCATAGTGGACATCCGCTCAAGGGCATCGGGGTCCGCCCGATACTTCACGTCTCGAGGACCAAAGGTCTCCTTGGTGATTAGCCCTACGGCCTCGAGCTTCTTCAGGTGTGGCCAGATACCAGGGGCATCGAACAGCGCACTCAGCTGTCCATGACTCATGGACTTCTTTGTCAGCTCGACAACGATCTGGTATCGCCGCTCCTGGCCCAACATCTCTAGCATATCAATAAATTGCAGTCCCTT